TCCGCGCGGTCGTCCGTGACGACAAAGCCGCAGAAAAGGCATCAATCGAATGAACCTGAACGCCATCACGCTCGACCAGATCGTCGCCCTCATCACCAAGGTCGTCGGGTGGGCGCTGATCCTGATGCTGCTCGCCGCCATCACCCAGCGGTTCGGCGCGCACCTGCCGGTCATCCCGGTCATCGACCGCGTCGCCCTCGCATACCTCGCCGGGGCCTACTACCTGGCCCGCAAGTAGGAGACGCCAGCATGCTGAAGCTCATCCGCGCGCTCTACGGCGACATGAAGCCGTGGGGCAAGGTCTGGCTCTACGTCGGACTGATCACCCTCATCGTCGCCGCCGCGATGAGTGTCGATTTCGGCTGGTCCGTCAGCATCAAGCACGCCATGTTCCTCGGCTGCCTGAGCTTGGTCGCCGCCTTTCTTCCCGATGCCGCTCGCGACCAGTGGATGCGCGAGAGCCGGGCCATGGGCTTCGTGCTGGCGCTCATCGCCGTGCCGCTGCTGCTGATCGAGTTCGGCAGCCATGCAGGCTACACGGCGGGCCTGCGCGGCACCAACATCGTCGAGGCCAAGGTCCAGAACACCCGCTACGACGATAGCCGCGAGCAGGTTGCCGACCACCGCCGGAACCTCGCCATGTGGCAGGCGCAGCTCGCCAAGCTCCAGGCCGAGAACGGNNATTCCGATGGACAAGGCGATCGAGCTCGAGACCGCGGCGGGAGGTTGCAAGACCAAGTGCCAGAAGCTGATGGCGCAGAAGGCCGACATTGAGAAGCGCATCGCCACCGTCGAGCAGGCGAGCGACCTGACGAAGCGCATCGAGGCCACGCAGCGCCTCGTCGACGCCTCCCGCGAGAAGGCCGCCACCACCGAGCACAAGGTCTCGACGGTGGACCACCAGAACGGCTTCTACGCGCAGACCGTGTCGCTGATGCGCACCGGCAGCATCAAGGCCTCGGAGACCACCGAGCAGACCATGAATGCGGCCATCAACGTGGCCATGGCGCTCGCTGGCACCGGGCTGCCGGCGCTCTGCTTTTTCGTCGCCGGCCTTTACCGCAACCCGCGCGAGGCCGACGATCCCACCCCCATCAACGAGCCCGCGGTCGTCACCATCCAGAACGTCATGCCGCAAACACCTCCCGTGCAAGAGCGGCCCGTTCCCCGGCTTGACATCCACACCCTAACGGTTGCGGACCTGCTGGGGCAGGCGCGAGCCGCATGAAGAACTCGGGAACGGGCCAGCGCTTGGAAGTGTGCAGTCGAGATTGGGAACCGATGTGAGCGATCAAAACAGTGGACCGCTGCTGTACCTCGATACACTTGTTGGCATGTTCAAGATGCCGGCCGACTTCGATGCGAACCATTCAGAAGCCGACCGATATGTGGCTGCCGAGGTTCAACACATCCAGGCATCTTGGATGCGAGGAGACGACGTTTCAAAGCCAATGTCGTACCAAGCGTGGCTGGGGAAAAATGAAAAGCCCGGTGGGCCGCCGGCTTGACATCCACGCCCTGACGGTGGCCGACCTGATGAGCGGGGTGCGGGCCGCCTAATGCTGGCGCGCCGCCTGCCCCTTCGCCTCGAGCGCCTCCGCAAGCGGAATGGCAACGCTGGCGCATTCGCCCCGCCGCAGCCGGCGGCCATCGCCAAGGTGGACCTCATCGACAAGCCCGATGACGGAAACCGTCTCGACGTGCTGGGCCAGGACCGCGACGCCACGGGCCATCTCCGCCAGCAGCGCCGCCGCCTCGGCAAGCTCGGCGAGCAGCGCACGGGACTGATAGTAGTCCTCCAGGGCGGCGATGATCTCCTCACGGGTCATGCGGCGCTGAACGCGCGACGAAAAAGGTAAGTTCCTCGTCGGAAATGCACCGAGTGTTGTACGTGAAACAATGAGCGGCACAAGTGTCTGATACAACAGCACCGAAGCAGAGGCCGGCGCACTGGTTCAAGCCGGGCCAGTCAGGCAACCCCAAGGGCCGTCCGAAAGGCTCAAGGCACGCCCTGGAAGCCGACTTCATCAAGGCGTTGCACGACGATTTCCGCGCCAATGGCGTCGCTGCCATCGTCAAGGCGCGCGAGGAAAAAGCCGACGCCTACCTGAACGTGATCGCCAAGGTGCTCCCGAAGGAGATCCAGGGCGAGGTCGACCTCAACATAGTCCAGCACGAGAAAGCCCTGGACGAGCTCGAATGAGCAGCATGTCCGAACGCGAGCGGTCGATCCGCCAGCGGCTCAAGTCAGACTTCCAGCATTACGCCGCGCGCTGCCTCAAGATCCGGCCGAAGGACCCGCGCGCCGGCAATCGGCCGTTCAGGCTCAACCGCGCGCAACTGTATCTGCACGCGAGGCTTGAAGAGCAGCGCGCCGCCACGGGCAAGGTCCGGGCCCTCGTGCTCAAGGGCCGCCAGCAGGGCATCAGCACCTACATTGGCGGCCGGTTCTACCATCGCACGACGCACAATCGCGGCGTCCGCTGCTTCATTCTCACGCATGAGCAGGACGCCACCGACAACCTGTTCGCCATGGTGGAGCGATTCCACGACCACTGCCCGCCGCTGGTGAAGCCTCACACCGGCGCGTCGAACGCGAAGGAGCTGGCGTTCGATTTGCTGGAGAGCGGCTACGCGGTCGGAACGGCCGGAACAAAGGCGGTCGGGCGCTCGCAGACCATCCAGCTGTTCCACGGTTCCGAGGTGGCGTTCTGGCCCAACGCGACCACGCACTTCGCTGGCGTCGTGCAGGCGATCCCGGACCTGCCGGGGACCGAGGTTGTGCTCGAGAGCACGGCCAACGGCGTCGGCGGCGAGTTCCACGAGCGCTGGCAGCAGGCGGAACGAGGCGAGGGCGATTACATCGCCGTATTCATCCCGTGGTTTTGGCAGGACGAGTACCGCCGCGCCGTCCCGGCCGGGTTCGAGCCGACCGAGGACGAGCAGGACTACATGGCAGCCCACAGGCTCGATCTCGAGCAGATCGTGTGGCGCCGAAACAAGATCGCGGAGCTGAAGGACCCGATCCTGTTCAAGCAGGAGTACCCGGCGACCGCCGCCGAGGCCTTCCAGATGTCCGGGCATGACAGCTTCATCAAGCCCGATGACGTGCTCCGCGCGCGCAAGGCCAGGTGCGAGAGGAGCGCGACGCTGGTCATCGGCTACGACCCGAACTGGAAGGGCAAGGACCGCGCCGCTATGGCCCGCCGCAACGGCCGCGTCGCCCGCGTCGAGTCCCGCATGAACCTGTCCACCATGGAGCAGGTCGGCTGGCTCAAGCAGGTGATCGACGCGGAGCGCCCGGCGAAAGTGTTCGCCGACGTTGGCGGCGCCGGTGTGGCGATCGTCGATCGGCTGCACGAGATGGGCTACGCGCAGGTTGTGACGGCGATCAACTTCGGCTCCGCCCCGCTCGAGCCGCAGCCGACAGACGAGAACGGACGGCCGAAGGGCGGCTACGTCAACCGCCGCGCCGAGATGTGGGGCAAGTCCCGCGACTGGCTGCAGGATATCGGCGGGGCCGACATCGACGACAGCGACGTTCTGCAGGCCGACGCCTGCGGCCCCGGCTTCAAGTACGACAGCCTGTCGCGCGTGCAGGTCGAGAGCAAGGACGACATGCGCAAGCGCGGGCTGAAATCGCCGGACGAATGGGACGCGCTGGCTCTGACCTTCGCTGAGCCTGTGATGGTTGTGCGCCAGGCCTACACGCCCGGCCGCGCCCGCATCGGGATGGTGGCATGACGATGCGCGAGTCTGAGGTGGACAGGATCATGGCGGCGATGCAGGCGGCGTTTGATGCGCACGCCGCAGAGCCGCTCAAAGAGCGCAGATACCAGGCGACCCGCGTCCTCATGCGCGAGACGAGGTTGTGCTCGCCTGTCGCGCGCCTGAACATCATGGCGCGGTTTGTGCGCGTGCCAAAGCAGGACCTGGATCTGACGTCAAAATGATGGACGCACTCGCCCAAATCCCTCTGATCGACGACGCGCCGGAGCCGCCGCGCACGGGCGCTCAGCCTATGACGGAGGAGGAGCTCGTCTCGCTGCTGATGCGCGAGGAGTCCGACGCGACCGCCTACTACAACTCCGAGATCGCCGGGCAGCAGGCCTACGCCATGGACCGCTACCATGGCCGTCCCTACAACGACGGGTCTGAGCTGCCCAACCGCAGCCAAGCGGTGACGCCGGACATCCGCGATGCGGTCAACTGGATGCTGCCCTCGCTGATGCGCGCTTTCGCGCCGTCGGATGAGCTGATCACCGTCACCGACGACAACCTCGTCGAGAACGCGCAGGAGGAGAAGGAC